TTAGAACCATCTGACATTCCGGTTGGCATCCCAGTGCAGCCTAGCTTTCCGCACCGGCGATCGAAGCGGCTCACCGAAGATCACAGACGGATAGCTGCCGGGAGGCGGTGCTTCGCGAAAATTTATCGTGTTTCCGGTCACGGTGAAATCTTGCCCGGAAAACAGAAGATGGCCTGAGACTATTGCGTAGGCCGTCGTGCTACTTTCCATTTCCCACTCCCATATTAGGGTTGGATCTCGCGAACATCTCGACGGCCTTGCTACCCGCCGAGGTATCGGCCGATGGCATCCAGCGGCCATAGACGCGCGCGATCATTGTCCAGTCTGCATGACCCATCTGCTTGGCTACCCACATAGGATGCTCGCCGGCGGAGAGCATCATGGACGCGTAGGTGTGGCGGGTCTGGTAGGGGCGCCGGTATCGCACGCCGGCATGCTTCAGCGCTGTCTGCCAGACCTTCCAGATCTGCGGCGATCCGGTGTATCGCTGGCGCGTCGTCGGATTGGCGAATACTGGCCCGTCGAGTTCGGCCATGAACGTGAAGGCCTTCTGCTCGAGCAGCGCCGCTCGGGCGGGCGCGAGCATTTTGACGTCCCGGCGGCCCGCGCTCGTCTTGGGCATCTCGGCAATACCTCTCGCCTCGCGCGTCATGGCACGCCGCACGCGGATGAACCCGCCGATAAAGTCGATGTCGGACCAGTTGAGCGCCGTTGCTTCCGATGTGCGCAGTCCGGTCCACAGGAAGAACTGGATTAGTGTGCGCTCGCCCGGGCGCATCTTGGTCAGGATCGCCGCCTGCTCGTCTGGCGTGAACGGGTCGACCTCGTCATCGGGCTCACCCTCGACGGGCCGCTCAGCGCGCGAATACGTGTAGCCGGCGAGGGGGTTGGCGTCAATGATCTCATCGCCCAGCGCATCCGAGAGCGCGGATCGCATGCAGCTCTGGATATTGGACAGGCGCTTGTTCGTGACGTCGGGAACCGCGGCAAGCCAGTCGCGGATCGCGGCGCGCTTAAGCTCCGACAGCGGCAACTTGCCGAACTTGGGCGTCACAAAATTGATGGCGATCAGCCGATACCCCTGATAGGTCGAAGCCTTCACCTCAGTTTTCTTGCGCGTCAGCCAGGTATCGAAATACTTTTCGACTGTGAGAACATCGCCCAGCATCTCGGCAAAGCGCGCGACCCGGGCCGAATCAGGGAACGTCTTGGCATAATCGAACTCGCCTTTCTCGATCGCATGCATGATCGCTGCGCGGAACTGGATCAGCTTTCGAGTATTGGCAGGACAGGGCTTCGCTTTGACGCGCTCCCTGCAGCGTTCGCCCTTATAGGCGAAGGAGATTTCATAGCTGGAGTCCGAGATTTCCCGGACTCCCGTCCCGATACGGCCCATTTCTGGAACTCCTCCATGTCGATCAGAATGTGGCCGTCCGGAGCCTTTACGATCACGCCGCCCTCGGTCCATGCGCCGGTCTGGCGCTTCCCCTCGACGGCACGGCGAGTGTAGCCCGTCAGCTCACAGAATTTGTTGATGGTCACGAAGCCTATCATGATCGTCCTTTCAAACCTTACGCATGGCTATCTGCTCGAGGGCTGCATCGATTGCAATTTGTCGGTCGATTCCCGCCTCTGACCAGCCGCTTGTTTTATTCCAATCTCGCAACCAGCGATACCGTTCCGCATCTACCCGTAACCGCTGGTTTTCTAGCGTGAGGGTTTCGAGGGCGTCAGCCGCTTCGGTCAGGACGTGACCATTGGCGGCAAGCGGCGCTGCGGCATGAAGCCTCTCCACCAGAGCCTTGATGTCATCTGCTGTCATTGTTTTGCTCCTGGTGCGCCGTGCATGCGGCCCTCTTCACGAGCGATAAACTCCCGCATCGCGGAAACCATGTCTTCGCGATTTGAGTTGCTGATGTAATTGACGCGGCCACCATCAACCTTACCGTGCTCGTACATCAGGAGCGCGAAGCCAAGTCCGCCAAGAACTTCTTCAATGCCAGCGGCAAGAGCGTTCATCATGTCGCGATACCGCGCTTCGATTCGTTCGCTCATAGCTTGTCTCCGCTTGCGGTGCGGGCGGCTTCGAATGCTTCACGCTTGACGCTGACAATGAAAACCACGTTTTCCCATTCGCCGATCGCGATATCGCGCAACGACACACAGTCGGTTCCGAAAGAGACCTCGACGAAACCGCGACGTTGCTTGGCGCCAATGATCGAATCGGACAGGACTTGCACTCCGACGTTATCTACGCCGACTCGCTGAATGAGTTCGTCGAGCTTCATGGATTGACCTCGGGCGCAGGAGGCAGTGGCATCCAGTGCGTCGGCGTAATGGGCCAGCAGTTGGGAACGTCGTCGGCTTCAGCAGACGTTTCGTACCATCCGGCCTCGGCGTCGTCCGGTTCTTCCCAGTTTTCCGCGATGTGCGCCTCGGATATCCACTGGCCGCGCACAGTCCGCCATTTTCCGAGAACATTGGGGTAGCCCAGCAACAGCGTGCGCCCAGTCTTGGGTGCCGTCTCTATCGGTTGCCATGTCTCCAGCACTTCCGCCCTTGATGGTTGCGCTGCTGCGGGATGGGTGTCGAACAGTTTGCGGAGCGCCCATTCGGCTTTGGCTGGCGCGTCCATGGTGTAACCCGGTTGGTCGTCGGGCAACGCCTCCAGCTTGTCCATCGCTTCGCACATTGGATCGAACCAGGGTGCATCAATTACATGCGCGCGCCAGTCGTCGCCCTCGCGCTCTTCGCTGTTGTCCAGCGCCTGAAATACAGCACTCGTCAACGCCAATAGGTCTTCGATAACTCCGCGTTCGACAGGCGTCACCGCCTCCTCGGCTGACGCTACTGGAGCGGGAGGGAAAATGCTGTGCGCCGATTTGTACATCGCAGCGTAGCGCTCTCGCATTTCGTCGTGCGAGATAACCTTGCTGTCTTCGCGACCGTCAGAATTGATGAAATCAAACCGAATCGTCTGCACCGGCTCTCCTACCGCTATCGCTGCGGCCTTGTTGGATGCGAGAGCGGCTTGCACCCATTCCATGTAAGCGCGTCCGGTTATGTGGCAATTACCGTCGTTCAATTGTTCTGCGCTGTAGCCCGTGATCTTCTCGTGGCTATACCATGCATTTCCAAACTGGATGCCTTGCGCGGAGACTTTGACGCCCCCATAACCAGAATGGTCAGGTTGGGCGGTTGCGTGTCTCACGATCTCAACAACCATTTCCACGCAGTCGACCGGAAGACCGATGCCATGCGCGTCGCAAATAGAAACGACGCCGTCGTAGTCAATGCTCACATTAATCTCCAGAATGATGCAGGGCTATGTGGCCGGCCAGCCAATCGCGAACAGCAGAGCAATAGCAGCAAGAACGTAGTTGCTGGCGCGGATCACAGATACTCTTCTTCGTCCGGGAGCGGCCCGCTAAACCGGATGTCGATCGCGGCCACACGCTCCCGCTCGTCCGGCTCAACGTCGTCGACCGTGACAAGGCCGGTATGGGTTCGCACTGCGATCTCGTCGTCCGGACCGAACCGCCGGAGGGCATGTATAAGTTCGCCGACTGTCATGGCCGGGTCACTCCACTTGGCATTTGAGGGCATCGGCCACTTCGCTTAGCCGCTCGACGGAGACGCGCGAGAGATCCGCGGCCGAGGTAGCCGAGTCGAGTGCATCCTTCCACGCCCGAACCGTCTGTACCCCCCCCCGTGACGACATGGGCCGGTATCTTTCGGGCGAGTACGTCGATCTGCTTGCGCACCCCGGCCTTCTTCGCTTCGCGCTGCTGGCGCTTCGCTTCCGTGCGCGCCTGCTGCTTGGCGGCGCGCTCTTCGTCGGACATCTTGGTGCGTGGCATAGGAACCTCAATCGTTGTCGTTTGCGGCCCGTCGCTTTCCGTCACGGTGCTGGCGCCGCTCGGCCGGTTGCCCCGCCTCGCGTTCCGCTCGTGCCCGCGCACCCATCTCCAGACAGCGGCGGATCAACGGGTTCGTGATCGCATCGACTGCGGAGCCGCTGACGCGTTGCTCGCGAAACTCGCGGGCGATCATCTCGGCAGTGACGGGTATCGGCTGGCGCATGGTTAGCTGGCGGGCAAACTCACTCAAAAAGGCCGCTCCTACTCCTAGAACCGCTGCCGCCGGCAGGGCCAGCGCAAAGAGATAAAGGGCGTCCACATCGAATCCAAAAAAATGCCGCTCGTACTGGCCGGCACGAAACGCTCCGAGGGCGAAGCGCGGGGGAGAGACTAGTCCTGGCGGCGCGGGTAAGGCGCCTCGAATTCATGTTCGCCGGAGAACTGCTGATCATCCTGCTTCGCCGCGACGCACAACCCAGCGATGATCACTCCAGCCGAAACCCCGGCCAGAAAGGCACAGAAGACTACTAACGTCGAGTAAAGAAAAAGGAGTTCCATGGGTGAGCCTCTACGGGATCAGGTGCAATGAACGGTGCTGCACTGCAGGTTGCGGGAATCGATCTGGTTGAGCGCTCCAACGACCAGGCAATATGCGCTTAGAACCAGAAGTGCCTTTGCCCAGAGCTTGATGAGTTCGCGCATCAGGCACACCCCACGCCGATAGCCAAGGCAACGTACAGCGCCGCCCCGATCGTCGCGGCGGCCCCTGCGCATGCGCAGATCTTCGCGAGCGTGCCCAAACCTTCGTGCACGGCCTCGAGCAGATCATTGTCGGCATGTGAGCGTCGCATTTCACTTGTCTCCGGCGTGCACGGTGACCGGCGCAGCACGAAGGAGGGCGAGCAGCTTATCCTTCTGAGCATCCCACGCAGCAGCCCGCGCAGCATCCCCCGCAGCATCCCACGCAGCATCCCACGCAGCAGCCCACGCAGCAGCCCGCGCAGCATCCCACGCAGCAGCCCACGCAGCAGCCCACGCAGCAGCCCCCGCAGCAGCCCGCGCAGCAGCCCGCGCAGCAGCCCACGCAGCAGCCCGCGCAGCAGCCCCCGCAGCAGCCCCCGCAGCAGCCCATTCGGACTTTTCCGGCGGATCGCCGGAGATCACTCGCAAATGCAGCTTCGCGACAGCGTCGATCGCCTCGCGCTCAGAGTCCTTGCCGGCGAACTGGATAACACCATGCAAAGGATCGACGAGTAGCCATACCAGAAACTGGTTGACGACCAGAGACAGGTCGGCGCCGACAGGAATAGCGTCGAGGAATTCGCGCGGGAACAGCTTCGCCTTGGCGTTCGGCAGTCCCTCAAAGATGCCATCCTGCAGATAGGCGAGATCCTCCGGGATGCCCAGCTCGGTCTCATAGAGAGCGTGCTGAGATCCATGGATCGTGCATCCTACGGCGCAGCCCTTGCCGTTTTCCCAGTAGTAGCCCTGCGCGATCTCGTCGGCGGCCTCGTGCGCCGCGACGCGCGAGAGATACATCTGCTTGATTTCCTGATTGCCATGGAACGCGATCATGTCAGGCCTCCGTCGCATCGATCATGCGGCTGAACAGATCGTGCGCGGATGCCTGCAGCTCCTTGACGGTCGGCTCGAGAGCAGCCCGCGCAGCAGCCCCCGCAGCAGCCCCCGCAGCAGCCCCCGCAGCATCCCACGCAGCATCCCACGCAGCATCCCACGCAGCATCCCACGCAGCATCCCACGCAGCATCCCACGCAGCAGCCCGCGCAGCAGCCCGCGCAGCAGCCCGCGCAGCAGCCCCCGCAGCAGCCCACGCAGCAGCCCACGCAGCAGCCCCCGCAGCAGCCCCCGCAGCAGCCCCCGCAGCAGCCCGCGCAGCAGCGGCGTCCTTTCGTGCTGCTGCCAGGTGCGGCTGCGCCGCGATCAGATCGACTGTGCACGCGACCGGTGGCAGAGACTTGAGCGTCTCAGCGTGATGCGCAAGCCCAGGGCTAAGCGCGAGCCACGCCGCGGCGTGCACGCGGACCAGCCAGTCCATCGCCATCCAGCCGCGCTTCTGCGAAAGCTCCGGGCCCTTCGCAGTCCCGACCAGGCGCGCGACGTATTGCTTGAGCTGCGCCCGCTCATCGTCCGAGCGCATGCCGTCATTCCACGACACGCCAAACGCGCGCAGCGCAGGGTCGACGCAGGCGGGCCGGTCGCCGAAGGCTTCACCGGCAAACATCGCCACCACCTCGAGCAGACAGTGGCCTTCTTCAGGAGAGTTGTGGCCGCCACGGTTGAGATTGATGGCGTCCAACTCTTCGATCGTGATTCGTTTCATGTTTGGCATCCAATGGGGTTGATCTGACTATCGGCCGTCATACGGCACGAACTTCGGTTTCGCGAACTGCTGCATCTCGGCTTGCGGCCACGGTTGGTAGCCCTCGACCAGAGAGACGCGCCCCGGCGCTGCAGCGGCGCCCGAGGTTGCGGCGGCCGCATGGGCCGTCGACCCCAGCGACGCGCCGTGGCGACCAGCCTGACCCCGCGCAACTGATGCGTGCGTCGTGACAGATGCCGCGAAAAGCATTGCGACAACGGCGCACTTCCCGGCGCGGGTGAAGTATTCGATCTCATCGCGATTTCGTGTCGCGGCCGTATGTTTGATTTGCATGTCGCTCCCCTGTTGAGTAGCCGCGAGTTCATCATCAACGCCTTCGCTGATGATGTCTGCAGCAACTTCCTTGAGGAGATGCTCGGTGAGTGCGCCTGCGCCGCCGCTTGCCAACCGCTGCAGCTCGAACAGGTCTTTCGCCAAAACGCTCATCTCGCTCTCCTCAGTAGCCCGTCGTATCGGCTGGTGAGTTAAGGTTAGGCGCACCTAACAACAATGTCAAGAGAAAGATAGTCATACCTAATTTCGCATGCGAAAAAAATCCCGCTCTCTCAGGCGGGATGTCGCTCTAGTGGCGTGGGCGTTTTATAGCCTGGACGATCAGGAGCACGTACTTCGCGATCTCGGTGATTGTCTCTTCAGCGTCCGGCTGGGGCAGCGCCGGATCAGCCTGCGGCTGGACTTTCGAGTTTCGATAGGTGGCCAGATCGACCACTGCGTTATGGCTTGTGCTTCCTGTTTGCACGCTCTTTCCCCTCGGTGGATTCGATGTGGGACGTCAGATCCGCCTCAGCGCTGGCCATTTCCGCATCCCTGATGGAATTCTGCGCCTGCGTAAGTGAGCCTGCAACCTGCAACGCGGCGCCGATGTGGCCGAATAGCTTGCGAGCTTGGCCGCCAAGCCCGTCCACGCGTTCGACCCACGAAATGAGCCGGACCGCTTCGTCGCTTAGAGGGGACTTCTCCTCGATGATCGGAGCTTTGCCGTTAGGCGGACCCAATACGAGCCAGAACGGATCGACCTTCAAAACCGTGCAGATTTTGAGCATGTTTTCGGCTTCGAGCGTCTTTATGCGTCCTGATTCCCAGTCGGAAACGGTGGGCGCGGACACGCCGCAGAGCCGTGCGAGCTCGCGCTGGTTGATTCTCCTCGCCGTGCGAGCCTCTGTAATCCGGGAGTTCCAAGTGTTCATTAGGTAAGGCTAACAAAAAAAGTGTTGTGTATGCCTTGCAATTGCTGTTAGGCATAGCTAAGATTAGGCATGGACAAGAAACGCAACCCCTTCGCAATCGCCGTGATCACCCGGCTTGGTGGTCCCACGAAGACTGCGGCGTACTTCGGCATCAGGTTGCCGTCCGTGTCGGCGTGGGCACACAAGGGCATCCCCAAGGCGCGGCTTCGGCATCTCGAAGAGACGCATCCGCAACTGCTTGCGGATGCCCGGGCGCAGTTGAAGAAACAGGCGCCCGTCTCCCTGATCGCCGCGAGCGACGATGTCCAGCCGCCAGTGGGATCGCTGGATGACCCGGAGGGTTGATTCGTTTCCGTGTCGATACTTTATTTGTGCCCCGCAGCAAAGGCACTCAATTCGCATTGCTAAGGGTTGACCCTCATGACCAGACCAAATATCGAACAGGCGCTACGCGACGTCCTGACGGGCTCGACGCGCAAGGATGCCGCGGATCGCATTGGATGGGACCCGTCGGAGGTGAGTCGCTTTCTGAGCGGTCAGCGCGGCGTGCTGATCACTGAGATCGACAAGGCGATCGACGTGGCGGGTTACGCGCTCGTCAGCCGGCCGTACCTCGATGCGATTGCAACTCTCTGTAAGGTCGGCGCTGCGTGCGAATGTGCACGGCAGGGCGCCGGTGAGTGCGGTCTTGGCTGAACAGATGGCGATCGGGCTGTTCGGTGTGGCCGCGATCTGGCTATCCCAGGATCCGCGAAGCAGTCGACGTCGCTGGTCGCCCGTACTGGGGCTGGCAGCTCAACCGTTCTGGTTTTACACCACGTGGCGCGCCCATCAGTACGGGATCTTCGCGCTGTCGTTCTTCTACACCTTCTCCTGGGCGCGCGGCTTCGTGGCGCACTGGGTACGGCGACCTGTATGAGCGAATTCGCGATCGAGAAAGGGATCCCTGTTCCGCCGAGGGCGTCCGGGGTCACCTGGCATCCTTTCGGGCAGATGGAGGTTGGCGACAGCGTTTTTATTCCCGTCAAGCCTGGTCGAGACGTGCCGCGCATTCGCCACGCAGCGGCGAGCTACGGCCGCGACCACGGCCGTAAATTTACGACTCGCGAACAATCGGGTGGCGTTCGCGTCTGGAGAGTCGCATGAGTCTCCTCCACGAGTGCCTTATCTGGCCCATCGAAATGCCTGGTCTGAAGAAGATCGTAATGCTGTCGATCGCACGCAACGCAAAGTTATCCACAGGAGAGGGAAGCATCTCGATCCAGAGGCTTTGCGTTGAATGCGGGATTAGCGACACGGCTATCCGTAAGTTCGTGCACGACCTGGAGGTCGAAGGATTTTTCGTGCGCTACCCGGGAAAACGCGGTGTGTCGTATCGGCTAACGCTGGCGGGGCGGCCGTGAATATCCGCATCTCCCGATACTTTTATGCGCGCACCTGGCGTTGGGGCTTCTGGTTTCGTCTCAGCGGACGCGGCCTGTCGCTTGAGGTGGACCGCCCGATGTTGTTCTCGGAGCGTCACGGTCATCGGAAAGTGCGCCGCATCGGGCGCTTCTCTGTCGAGGTGCTGAGCAAGTGAGCATCCATCTCATGAATCAAGCGTGGCGCACATCACTCGCGACCGGACCCAAGTTCGTACTCGTCGCGATATGCGATACCGCAAACGACGAGGGCGTGTGCTGGCCTTCTGTGGCTACGATATCAGCGCGCACGTCGATGGGCGAGCGGACGGTCCAGCGGCATCTGGAAGACCTGGAGAAGGCTGGCCTTGTCACGCGGACGTTCCGGCGTGGCCGCAGCACGAACTACCTCGTCCACGAGGGAAAGTTTCCGTACAAGACCCCCGCCAAATTGGCACCCCCGCAAGATATTCACCCCCGCCAAATTGGCACCCCCGCCAAATTGGCAACCACCCCCGTCAACGACGACGTCGCACCCCCGCCAAATTCGACAGAAACCCCCGCCAAATTGGCACCCAGAACCACCAGTAACCTTAAAAAGAACCATCAGGGAACCGGTGCGCCTCCGAAAGATGTGCCTGCGGTCATGGTCGAGCCGAAAGCATCCGCGCGGGGCGCGCGTCTGCCGAAGGACTGGATTCTTTCGAGATCCCTCGGTCTTTGGGCCGCCACCGAGCAGCCAACGTGGACGCCCGAGCATATCCGGAAGGTCGCCGCGGCGTTCAAGGATCACTGGATTGCCCAGCCCGGCGTGAAAGGGCGCAAGACGGATTGGGATGCCACCTGGCGCAACTGGGTGAGGAAGGAAGGGCCGATGGCCGGTGCCTCGAGCAGATATGTGGAATCGCCAGTTGGGGATTGGTGGGTGAGCGATGCCGGGATCACGGCGAAGGGCGAAGAGCTTCAGGTGCCGCGGCAGAAGGATGAGGCGACTCCGTATTACCTCGTCCGCGTGGCCAAGGCGGCCGGCAGGGGCCCTTGGATTGATCACGTTCTCAAGGCCGCACAGCGCGTCAGCGCAGAGTGGCAGCAGAAGGTCGTCGCCCATCTCGGCGAAGCGCTTATGCCCACGGACTGGTACGCATCATGAAAAACCTTCGACTCACGGAAGAGGAGCTGACACGCATGCGCGAGCGGAACCTCTTGCTCGCGCGGCCGGGCGATGTGCCGCGCTGTGATCCGGCAACGCCGCTGCAGCGCATGCAGGCGCTCGGACGACTGCCGAAAGGCATCATGAACAAAACAGAAGAGGCCTACGCCGCGCATCTTGACGCGCAGCGCGGCCTCGGTCTGGTGCTCTGGTTCCGCTTCGAAGGCCTGAAGCTCAGGCTGGCGGATAGCACGTTCTACGACACCGACTTCGTGGTGCTGGCGGCCAACGGCCAACTAGAGATTCACGAGGTCAAGGGTTTCATGACGGACGACGCAAACGTGAAGCTGAAGGTCGCGGCTTCGCAATACCCGTTCGTGTTTCGGCTCGTTCGCAAGGCGAAGGGTGGCGGCTGGGATATCAGGGAGGTATGACATGGGTGCGAAATGGACGCGAGAGGACAGGCAGGCTCTCAGGGACATCGCGCGTGATGGCCTCGTGCTGGCTCAGGAGGTACATAGGTTCCCTGGCCGCACTTACGTCGCGCTGAAGACGCAGGCGAGCAAGATGGGGATCGTTATTTCTGAGCGCCGCGGGTGGAGCGGCGAAGAGCGCGCGGTGTTGAAAGAGATATGGGAGAGCCCGGTCGCGATCAAGATCGGCCTGAAGCGTTTGCCGGGACGTACCTATGCTGCGGTTCGGGCGGAAGCCGTAAGGATGGGAATTGCGGGTCTACGTGGCCGAACGGGTCGGAGCGGCTATGGGTGGGTGGCGCCTGCGATCGACAGGGCACTGAAGGCAGATTCTCCCCTGACGGTTGCGAGGCTTGTGCAGTTGATTGGCGCATCAGACCGGCAGATAGCAAAAGTGCTTTCGGACCGAAGGGGCGTTGACTATCACGTTGGCGATTGGGAGAGGATGGGTGGCGCTGGCGGTTACGCGCCTATGTGGGCATCCGGGGCGGGAGAGGACGCGCTGAAGCCACGTGCCAAGCCGGCCGCCAAATCAAATCGCGAGCAGCGGCATCGTCGGTTGCTTTTGACGGGTCGGCATGATCCTTTTGCGGGTCTCATCCGGCAGGTGACGGCATGAAGAGGACAGGTTTTGTCCGAAGACCGGGCAAGGAATATGCGGCGCTGTCGCGCACGTCGACGCTCAAGCGTTCGGGTCCGATGAAGACTCGCCGCAAGCGGCCGACGGCTGCCGAAGGATCGAATCTTATTGATGCATGCCGTGGCGAGCAGTGTTATTTGCGCGTTGCCGGCGTCTGCTGCGGCGACGCGGCCACTGTTGTGCCGTGCCACTCAAACCAGGCGAAGCATGGCAAGGGGATGGGTCTGAAGGCCGCGCACGAGTTCACGGTACCGGGGTGCTGGCGCTGTCATTCGTGGCTCGATCAAGGGCCGGCTTCACGTGAAACAAAGGCCGCGGTGTTCGATGCGGCGCTGGCGGCGTGGCAGCCGGCCCGGGCCGAGAAGATGGGAGTTCCGGCATGCAACTGACGGTCCAGATTCCCGTTCTGGTGGCTGAGATCTACGGCAAGTACAAAAACCGGATCACCTACACAACCAGACTGCAGCCGATCCTGACATCTGTGAGCGCGATCCGCCGCGTCGAGGGTGACGACGTTGCGATTGAGGTAGATGCGTTTATCCCGGAGCAGTACCGCAACCAGATCGACGGATCGCACACGAAGTGGATCTCGCCGGAGATGCGTCGCTGTGTCTGCTACATCGACGACAACCGCAAGACGCTCCGGGACTTCATCGAGAGCGGCGAGCAGGAACGGCAGATCAGGGACTGATCATGGAAATCGACAAGCTGGTGGGCGCCGAACTGGACTTCTGGACTGCGAAGGCCGAGGGGCTCGATGCTGAACTGAAGTCGCTCTATGGCCAGAGCTACTGCAAGATCGCGGTCCACGATAGCCACGGCTATGTGGTCTACGAGCCCACCCAGAATTCGAAGCTGGCTGCGGAGATTGCCTTCCGGCAGTGCTACACGCTGTATCCGCATCCGTCGCTGGACGACAGGGGCGCAACGCGCAAGCTGTGGCTCGCCGAGGCTCAGTGGAACAAGACCTTTCACGGCACGTACGTCGACGAATCACCGCTGGTCGCGATATGCCGGCTGCGCGTCGCCGAAGCAATCGCCGGGAAGCAGTTGGTAAAGAATTTTTGAGGAGTACTTAATGAGCAAGAACGAATGGACGCCATGCACGAATCCGCCGCCGCGCGCGTGCGCCGTGAGGATTCGCCGGATGAACTCGGACGGCACCGTCAGGGATGAGAAGCAGGGCATCTGGCGGCCCATGAAGGGGCGCTACGAGCACAAGAAGGGCTGGCAGATCGCCGTGATCGACACCCAGGATCTATGGGCGCCCGTCAAGGGATGAGCGTCGTGCGCTGGCTTAAACGCTTGCGCAAGGCAAAGGACTACCCCGAGCGAGCCCGTATTCACGACAGGTTCGCCCGGTGGTGCGCGAAGCATGGAAAGAAACTGACGAGGCCACCGAAATGAGTACTGAATCCCCGAAGACAGAGCAAAAGAAAAGCGGCGGTGCTCGGCGCCTGACGACGCTTGAGGTAGACGCTGTCTGGGATGAAATTCAGGCGCTGCGTGCGAATGGGTTAGGATGGAATCCTCCGAAAAGCGGGATTAACAATGAAAGCTTTCATTCTCCTGTCGTTCCTTATGTCGTCGACCGCGTTCGCGGGTGAGTTCGACTACAACCAGCAGCAGCAAGCCAGTTGGCAGCAGCCTCAACAAAGCCAGCAGTACGACTCGCCGAACCAGCGCATGGAGCAGCAGGCGCAACAGCAACAGAACTACGCGCCTGCGCCGATGTACAACCAGAATCAAGAATATCAGCCGCAGTCGCAATGGGGCCAGTAAAGCGCCGGGTTCCGGACTGGCTTTACTTTCCCGTTGTCCTGCTCCTGATTCCGGTACTGGTCCTCAAAAGCCTCCTCGCGGGCATCGGTATCATTCGTCGCAAGAAATAAGGCATAGCTAATGCGTTGAATTGCTCATGCCTTAGTGCTATGGTCTGCGCATCCCTTTCTGTGATGCGTTCCCGTGTCAAAATCCCCCGAAAAGAAGCCCGACGTTGACTGGGAGCGAGTCGAATCTGACTATCGCGCCGGGATACTCTCGTTACGCGAAATCGCGGCTGCGAATCCGGGCGTCAATCACATGGCAATCGCCCGCCGTGCAAAGCGCGAGGGGTGGACGCAAGACCTCTCCGCGAAGATCCACGCAAAGGCTGACGAGCTTGTTACAAGGCAGGCTGTTACAGAAAGCGTTACAGCGGAGCGTGCTGTAACAGATCGCGTGATCGTCGAGGAAAATGCACAGGCAATTGCCAATGTGCGCCTCACCCATCGCAAAGACATTTCGAAGTTCCGTGCCATCGCGCTGAAGCTCCTCGAGGAGCTGGAAGCGCAAACAATCGATAAGGGTCTGTTCGAGGATCTCGGTTTCCTGCTCCGTCAGGAGGACGATAAGGGCCGCGACAGGCGCAACGACATTTACAACGCCGTGATTTCGAGCGCTGGCCGTATCGACGGCGTGAAGAAGCTTGCTGAAGTTCTGAAAATCCTTATCGGGCTCGAACGCGAGGCTTACGGCATTGCCGAGCACACGGGCAAAGAGGATGCAGTCGACAACCTGGCTTTGGCACTTGAGGCTGCGCGCAAGCGGCGCGCGGCGGTGGAGGTCTGATGGGTGCGGCTGCCAACGTTCAGGTCGAGCTGGTTGAAGAAGCCGCGCGCTATTGCAGCGACCCTTTGGGTTTCGTCATATTTGCGTTCCCCTGGGGCTCAGGCGAACTTCAAGCCCATCTGGGCCCTGACGACTGGCAGCGCGACATCCTGACCGAGATCGGCGCGAAGCTGCGCGCCGGCGACATCAACGTCACTCAGGCGATCCAGATTGCAGTCGCGAGTGGCCACGGCATCGGCAAGTCTGCTCTTGTGTCGTGGGTGATCCTGTGGGCGATGTGCACGTTTGAGGACACGCGCGGCGTCGTAACAGCCAACACGGACGCGCAGCTTCGAACAAAGACATGGGCAGAGCTGGCCAAGTGGTATCGGCGCTGCATTTTCGCTTCATGGTTTGAATTCACGGCGACTGCTCTCTATGCCCGCGACGAAGCTCACTCAAAGACATGGCGAATCGACATGGTTCCGTGGAGCGAACGAAACACTGAGGCGTTCGCGGGTCTCCACAACCAGGGCAAACGGGTCGTCCTCATATTCGACGAAGCTTCCGCCATCCCTAAGATCATCTGGGAAACAGCGGAAGGTGCGCTGACCGACAAGGACACGCAGATCATCTGGGCTGTGTTCGGCAACCCAACGCGGAACACGGGCCGTTTCCGCGAATGCTTCGGCAGCTTGAAGCATCGCTGGATCACGAGGCAGATCGACAGCCGCACGGCGCGGATGACGAACAAGGAACAGCTAGCCCAGTGGGTGGTCGACTATGGAGAAGATTCTGACTTCGTTCGTGTTCGTGTACGGGGCGTGTTCCCTCGTGCGGGATCTACTCAGTTTATCGGCTCAGATATCGTTGAGGCGGCCGCATCACGCGAGGCTCATGCTGGCGTCTATGATGCCCTTGTGCTGGGCGTCGATCCTGCTCGCTTTGGTGACGATGAGTCCGTGATCTATATCAGGAAGGGCCGCGATGGATCAACCCACAAGCCAATCAAGTTCCGCGGACTCGACAACATGCAGCTCGCGGCCCGGGTCGCGGAGCAGTACGAGTTTTACCGGGCCGATGCGATATTTGTCGACGGAGGCGGAACTGGCTCAGGAGTTGTTGACCGTCTACGCCAGTTGCGGATCCCGGTTATCGAAGTTCAATTCGGAGCGTCGCCCGATCGCTCGCAGCCTGGGCAAGAAGCCGTAGCGTACGCAAACAAGGCCGCCGAGATGTGGGGCGTGATGAAAGAATGGCTTAAAACTGGTGGGTCGATTCCGCACGACGACACGGATCTCCATTCTCAACTGACAGATCGCGAGTACGGCTTCGTCCTGCGTGACGGGCGAGACGCAATCCAGCTCGAGTCGAAAAAGGATATGAAGAAGCGCGGCCTTTCGTCCCCAGACATCGCCGACGCGCTTGCATTGACGTTTGCCTATCCTGTGCAGCCCAATGCGAACGCTGGTCGTGCGGCGGCTTTCAACAAGCCGATGGTGCAGCACGATTACGATCCTTTTCACGTCGATCAGACTTAGGAGTCCGAAATGGGCCTTGGTGGGTCACCTTCTGTTCCGGCGGTAACTGTTCCGCCTCCGATTCCGGCGGTTCAGTCGCCGCAGGGCGCGCAGGCCGCAACGACTGCGGCGACGCGCGCAACGAATGCGATCGGGCCGCAAGCCATGATCGACACCGGCCCTAACGGGCTCACTTCGCCGGCGAGTACCGGCACAAAAACCCTGTTGGGGAGTTGACATGACCGCACTCACGAATGCGCTTCAGGCGGTACTCGATGCGCAGCACAACACGCTGGCTTTGGCAGATCCGTCGGCTGCCCAGGCTTTGGCCATGACCGCTTGGATGCAGGAAGTCACGTCGCAGATCGACATGCTCCAGGCCGGCCAGGCGGCTTCCGGTTCCGGCGCCGCGGTGGCGCAGGGCGCAATCCCCGATGTTTCGCTGCTGGTTGAGGCTGCCGTTCAGGCGCAACTGCCGGTTATCGAACAACAGATCGCGTCTGCGTTCGGCAAGATCCTGACCGCCCAGGCGCCCGCCCCGGCTCCCGCTCCGATCGTTTCGACCCAGGAAGCGCCGCCATCGACCGAGCCGCCGACGATCACTCCCTCGAATCCGGCCTAAGCCATGGCCGAAGCCGATCTCAAGCCAGGGCAGAAAGCCTACGGGGACAAGTCAACCCCGGAGACGATGAAGCTGCGCGAGCATGCGGATACGCTGCTCGTCGCCATGAAGACAGACAGATATTCATGGTGGACTCACTGGCGTGAGATTTCGGACTATCTGATTCCGCGTCGTTACAAGTGGCTGATCACCCCGAACCAGGGCAACCGCGGCTCGCCGATCAATCAGCGCATCGTGGATAACACTGGCACGATCGCACTGCGCGTGCTCGCTGCCGGCATGATGTCGGGCATCACGAGCCCCGGCCGCCCGTGGTTCAAGCTGTCGACGAACAACGACACGCTCAACGACAACTCGAACGTCAAGCTGTGGCTTGCCGAGTGCGAGCGTCGCATGGAGACCGTGTTCGCGGAGTCAAACTTCTACACGTCGCTCGCCACGGTCTACGGCGATCTCGGTGCCTTTGGCACTGGTGTGCTGATCATCTATCAGGATTATGACGATGTGATCCGGTGCTACAACACGTGCGCTGGTGAGTACTTTCTACAAAACGATGATCGGCAGGACGTCGGCATCTTTGCGCGCGAGTTCGTTCTCACGTGCAAGCAGGTTGCTGAGCGCTTTGGCAAAGAGAATTGCAGCCCTACGGTTCAGCAGGCTGTCGATCAGGGCGGCGCCGCGCTGACGCGCGAGATCATCATCGGCCATCTGATCGAGCCCAATGATGATCTGGTCCCCAAGGCGCCGGGCATGGGCAGCATGCCGTGGCGCGAGATGTACTGGGAACGCGGCACAGCGAACAACACGCTACTCAGGCTGAAGGGGTTCTGGGAAAAGCCTTTCATCGCGCCGCGATGGGACATCATCGGCAACGACGCCTACGGCCGTTCGCCGGGCATGGATGCGCTGGGTGATCTGAAGCAGTTGCAGGTCGAGCAGAAGCGCAAGGCGCAGGCGATCGACAAGCACGTGAATCCGCCGATGCTGGCCGATGCGAGCCTGAAGAATGAGCCGGCCAGCATGATCCCTGGCGGTGTGACCTACGTGAATGGCGCTGCGCAGGGCATCGGATTCAAGCCGATCTATGAGATCACCCCTGATCTCACGGGCCTCGTGCAGGACATCGAGACCGTCCAGGCGCGCATCAAGGCGACCTTCTTCAACGATCTCTTCATGATGATCAGCCAGCTCGACACGGTTCGCACGGCGACCGAGATCGACGCTCGCAAGGAAGAGAAGCTGATCCAGCTCGGGCCCGTTCTGGAGCGATTCGAGAATGAAGCCCTTGACCCGGCAATCAATTGCACGTTCGACATCATGCTTCGTGGCGGGCTCTTCCCGCCGATCCCGCGCGAACTGTCTGGTCAGAAAATCAAGGTTGAGTACATCAGCATGCTGGCCGAGGCTCAGAAGGCCGCAAGCACGGCTAGCGTTGAACGCCTTGCCCAGTTCGTTGGAAACCTGGCTGGGGCTGTTCCGGGGGCGCTGGACAACGTCGACTGGGACGAAATGATTGACGAGTACGCCGACATGCTAGGCGTCTCGCCCAAGATCATCATGGCGACCGCCAAAGTTCAGGCGATCCGCGCGAAGCGTGCGCAGGAAACCCAACAGCAAGCCGCAATGCAAAACAGTCTTGCCGCAGTGCAGGGCGCGCAAGGGCTCAGCCAGACGGATGTCGGCGGTGGCCAGAATGCCCTGCAGAAGATCATGGGAGGTGCTTGATGGATGACGAGAAGATGAATGCCGCGCTGGGTGAAACCCACGCCAGGCTGATGGATGTAATCGACGCCGCGGGTGTGGACGTGCTGTGGTGCGAAGATGCGCGCGGCCTCACGATCATCGCCAAAAACGTGCAGGGTGACCCGGATCGCGTCAACATGATCAAGCCGCTGAAGGCGGCCATGGGCGAGAACGTTTACGGCGCGACAGTGCAATGAGCGAAAAAGTCATCGATCCGATGTCGCTGCTCGCGCAGGTCCGCAAAGACGTCGATCCTCGCGACCGGCGCCTGTTCGAAATGCGCCTCACCGAAGAGTTCGAAGCCGAAAAGAATGAGGCGCGCTGGGCTGATGCGGTAGAGCGCAGCCAGGCACGCCCGGCAGTTCCTCAGGCCCAACTGGTATTCGATGCAGCCAACAACATGGCCGGTGTGGCGATCGAAGGTGCAAGGTTCGTGTGCCCGCTGCCGAAAGGCTACGGCGGTCCCGGTTGCGAGCTTGCGGTGATCGATCGTGACCGGTTGATCGTGCTGCAGCCGGGCAAGCCGGAACTGTTGATTGATCCTGAAACTGGCAAGACCCGGAGGCTTTGATGGCCGTTACTCTCCCGCCCGAAATCACGCAGCAGCCCAGCGGCCAGCCCGCTCCGGCTGAGATGAAGCCCAAGCCGAAGGACGTGTCGCAGGGCGTAAAGAAGAAGACGCCAGCGCAGCAGATGTACCCGAACCTCACATCGCAGGATGCGGAAAAGGGGAGTTGATCATGGCGAAAAAGTGGATCGGCAAGGCCACTGCAAATGCGCATGGCCAGTTCCGCGAGAAAGCTGAGAAGGCTGGCAAGTCGACTGCTGAGTTCGCCAAAGAGCACGAGCACGACAGCGGCAAGACTGGCGAGCAGGCTCGGCTTGCCGAAACCCTGATGGGCATGCATGACGACGACGGCGACAAGAAGTCACCCGGCAAGAAGCTGTATCCCAACCAGGGGAAGAAGAAATGAGCAACTTGGACAATCCTCAGCTCGGCTCGGTCGCCAATGTTTTCGGCCAGTCGGGCCGACCGACATCAGTCACGGGAACGACGGCTGAAACGGTGCTGGCGTCGATCGTGATTCCGGCCGGAAAGTTGTTGCCGCATGGCCGCCTGAGCATCTGGGCGACTTCGACCTCGACGAATAACGCCAACGTCAAGACTGTCAAGGTCAAGGTCAATGGCACGGTGCTTGGTGCTGCCGCTGCTATCGCGAGCACCGCGACGCAGACCTATCACGCCGACATGGTGAATGGCGGCAACACCCAGCAGAACTACGGCCAGATCGTGACGAATGCTGGAACCTCGACCAGCCAGGCCGGTGCTGCGATGGCGCTCGACACCACGCAACCTCTCACCGTCCAGATCACTGGACAGCTCGCAACGAGCACAGACAACATCACCCTCAACGCTTACTCAGTGGAGATCATGAACGTATGAGCACCTCGAATGAAGCCCTACCACACAACGTCGGGCATCTGATTGAACGTAGCGGTGATGCACTGCCGGCCTACCTTTCCGTGAAAGTCGGTCGCGACTATGGTTCGCCGTATGGCGGATGGGTCACGGAAAAGGATCGCGCGACGGTGTACGACACCGCGGAAGAGGCGCAGCGCATCATCGACGGTCCGCTCACGCACGTTGCTCCTTTCTGCCGCGTGGTGCCGAAATGAGCACGAAACTCGATAGCGGCAAGCTGCCGCACCGCGACGCCAGGCCGATTCGTGTCGCCATCTGCGTTCCGTCCGGCGACATGGTACACGCCGACTTTTCGATGGCGCTGGCCGCCATGGCGTACCAATGTGGTCCGGTCACGATCCAGGGCAAGAAACACGAGCCGATCGAACTGGCGCTGATCAACGTCAAGGACAGCCTCGTCATGATGGCGCGCAACGCGCTGGTCGACGAAGCGCAAAAGCTCGGCGTTGATTACGTGCTCTTCCTCGACAGCGATATGGTCTTCCACCCGTGGACGATCCGGCAACTGATCGAGCGCGATGTCGATATCGTCGGCGGCACGTACGTCAAGCGTCGACCGCCTCACACGCTGCTCGGCAAGGCGCTGGATGGCCGGATGCTCGAGGAGGCCATCGCGGGGCAGCAAGTCGGCGGCGACCGCCTGTACGAAGCGTCGGGTATTCCCGGCGGCTGCATGCTGATCAAGATGGGTGTGTTCGAAAAGCTGCAGAAGCCTTACTTCCAGACGCCGGCGCAGATCACCGACGGTGTCGCGTGGGTAGAGGGCGAAGACTACTTCTTTTGCCGCACCGCGCGGGAGGCCGGGTTCAAGGTCTGGATCGACTGGCCCGTCTCGTTCACGCTGTCGCACATTGGCCAGGAAGTCTTCAAGATCCCGTCAGTTGAAATCAAACCGGAGGCCGGCAATGCGATCGTCCACTGATACCGAAGAAACGCGCTACGACGCTGGCGATGCGACCTCCGTCAAGGAAAAGGCCAAGCAGGTAAAGATACGCGAAGAGCGCCGCTTGAACGGCTTGCGGCAGACCATGAGCACCGCCGACGGACGTCTGTGGATGTGGGAGCTTTTGTCGACCTGTCGTCCGTTTCATGTGCCGTTCTCGGGCAATGCGTCGAAAGACGCCTTCGAAAACGGGATGCACAACATCGGCCTGATGCTGTTCGCGCAACTGCGGGCCTCGTGCAAAAAAGAATACGACTTGATGGAGCAGGAAAATGCATAACCTAATTCGTCGCTGGATTCTCCTCGAAGGCGAAGGCGCAACCGACGCTCCGGCTGGTAGCGCGACCGCTGCGCCGCCGTCCCCCACCGCGACGCCTGCGCCGTCACCCGCTCCTGATCCGGGGTTGACGCCTCCCGAGAGCCTGCTCAACGACAAGCCGGAAAGTACTGAGAAGCCGGAAGAGGGCAAGAAACCGGAGGAACCGGCGAAGCCCGAAGAGCCGATCACCTACGAGGCATTCAAACTGCCAGACGGCGTGACGCTTGACGAGGCGAAGCTCGGTGATTTCACCAAGCTCGCTGCCGAGGCGCGTATACCACAAGACGTGGCGCAAAAGTTAGTAGACCTGTATAGTTCTGATCTCAAGGCAATCCAGGATGCGCCAATGCGCGCGTGGACTGAGATGCAGAACAAGTGGCAGGAGCAGGTCCGGAATGACCCCGAGATCGGTGGAAAGAATCTGGACAAGAATCTTGCTGCGACGAAAACCGGGCTGAAGAATCTGCTCGGTGAAGGTGCAGACAAGTTTTTTGAGGCGCTCAACATAACGGGCGCCGGCAACAACCCCGAAATCATCCGTGGACTTTTTAAGGCGGCGTCAGCCCACGCACCCGCCAGTCCGGTAGCTGGTAGCCCTGCAGGCTTGAGTCAAAAGACTGCTGGTGCAACCCTCTATCCAGGCATGGCAGCACCGGGTAAAGGTAACGAAGGCTAACCCCACTTGCGCAGATCGGACACATCCCACGTGTCACCCGCGCTGAACAGCAAGGAGATTCGACTATGACCACTTAAAGGAAAGTCCATCATGGCACTTCTCGGCGGTACCGCGCTTACGTACGCGGACTGGGCGAAGCGGATCGATGACGATGGCAAGGTTGCCACGATCATCAACCTGCTGTCGCAGACCAACGAAATCCTCGACGACATGCTCGTCGTCGAAGGCAACCTCCCCACTGGCCACAAGACCACGGTTCGAACCGGTCTGCCATCGGCTACGTGGCGTCTGCTGAACTACGGCGTTGTCAAGACAAAGTCCACAACTGCACAGGTCACGGACAACTGCGGCATGCTGGAGTGCTTCAGCGAAATCGACAAGGCGCTGGCTGACCTGAACGGCAACACCGCTGAATTCCGCCTGTCGGAAGACATGGCCTTCCTCGAAGGCATGAATCAGCAGATGGCCGGCACGCTGTTCTACGGGAACGTGCAGACGAACCCGGAGCGGTTCATGGGCCTCTCGCCGCGCTACAACACGTCGACCACGGCCAGTGCTCAAACCGCTGTGAACGTGATCAACGCTGGCGGCGTGGCTTCGACCAACACGTCGATCTGGATCGTGACCTGGGGTCCGAATACCTGTCATGGCATCTTCCCGAAGGGTCAGATTTCCGGTCTGCAGCATTACGACCTCGGCGATCTCGTTCCGCTGACCGATGCCAACGGCAACCTCTACCGCGGCTACCGTACCCACTTCAAGTGGGATATGGGCCTCACGGTTCGTGACTGGCGCTACATCGTCCGGATTGCCGACATCGATGTGACGCTGCTCTCCGGCGGTTCGGCGGCGAACCTGATCAACGCGCTGATCCGCGGCGTGCACCGTCTCCCGACGGCGCCGGTGCGTGTGTCGACCGAGCAGAAGTCGGACGCGCCGGACGGCGCAATGATGCAGATGGGTCGCCTCGCGATCTACTGCAACCGTACGATCCGCACCTATCTGGACATCCAGGCGGTGAACAAGACGAACGTGCTGCTGCGCCTGGAAGAGTGGGAAGGCAAGGCAATCACGACCTTCCGTGGGATCCCGGTTCGCACCTGCGACCAGATCCTGTCCACCGAATCGTCGATCTAAGGAGCGGCCATGATCATCGATCAAATGCTGGTGTTCGACCAGGGCACCTACAGCACGACCACTGGCATGTCGGGGGCGAACCAGTTCGCCTCCGGTGCGACGACGACGAGCACGAACACGATCAACCTCGTGAACGCGCGCGACATCGGGGCGGGCTCCGTGAACGACAGCGCCGACCTGACGGTTGAGTGGCTGATCACGACCGCCTATACCGGCGGCACGTCGGTCAACTTCCAGATCCTCGGTTCGACCAACAACGCAGCGTGGACGGTATATGCCGAGACCGGTGCGATTCCGATCGCGAACCTGACAGTCGGCGCGCGCCTCAAGCTGAAAATGCCGATCGTCAACCCGGACGGTGGCCCGGCTCCGCAGTATCTGCAGTTGAACTACGTGAACGGCGGCGCGAATACCGCCGGCGCGGTGATCGCGTGGCTCGGCTCCGTCGACAACGCCCGTTACTACCCGCCGGGCATCGTCGTCAACAACTGAGTCTCCTCGGGGTCTTCGGCGGCCCCGTTTGCGGCGGGCTTCGGCCCGTCGCTTTTTAACCGGTTGAGGAAATCGCAATGGCATCCCAGGAAAAGAGCAAGGGTGAAGCTCCCGTTCAAATTCCCCGATATCGCCTGACCGAGAAGGCGTACATCAACGACATCCTGTATGACCCGGAGGCGCAGAACCCCAACCTCCACGAGGTCGACTACGAAGGCATTCCGGGCCACCACATGGAGCCCGTGAACGAGGCCGCTCGCGTCATGAAGGAAAAGCATCCCGGCGATTATGTCGACCCGATCGAGGCCATGACAAACATCCGCACTGGGACGGAGAACAGCGCGCTGGTGGATTTCGCCACCGTTCTCGCGAATGCCATGTCGCAGGCGAACACCGCCCGGGCGCACTCCTAAGGAGCTGTCATGGGCAAGTTTGGCACTTCCGGGCCAGAGCAGGCCCAGACCGTCGTGTCGGGTACCTTCGTGGCGACCGGCACGAGCGCGAGTGCTCCGTTCCTCGGCAAGTTCAACTTCGCCCTGTGGGGCACTTTCGCCGGCACGGTCAGCCTGCAAAAGTCATACGACGGTGGCTCGACGTGGATCATTGCGCGCGACATGAACGGCAATGCCATGACGCTGACGGCGCCCGACACCCACGTGGTCGAAGAGGATGAGCCGGGCGTGCTGTATGACGTCACGTGTTCGGCCTATACCAGCGGAACGGTCAGTTACCGAATATCTGCTGGCGCATCGCGCAGCAACGACGCGAGGTTCACATGAGCGACAACATCGTCGACATGGCGCGCAGCAAGGACTTCGACTACGTCGACTGCCCTCCCAATCCCTACCCCTACGGCCTGCGCATCCAGTTGTGCAAGGAAGATCTCGAAAAGCTCGGGATCGACACGATGCCCGATCTGGGCGACACGGTGGCGTTCTACGTCTGCGGGTGCGTCTGCAGCACGGCCGAATCGAAGGATGAGTATGGCGAGACGCGCTGCGTCGGCGTCCAGATCGAAAAAATGTCCATCGAAGAGCCGCCCGGCGAGGAAGAGGAAGAGCGTGCCGACGCAGTGAAGGGCGGCTTCAAGGAAGCTGCCAAGAAAATCTACAAGAAGCAGGGGTAATACATGGCCAGCAGCCAGGTCCAGATCGCGAACATGGCGCTCGACGTGATCGGCACGCGGTCGACCATTGCTAGCCTGACCGAAGGCAGCACCGAGGCCAACGCTATCGCGCGGCATTGGGACAACGCCGTCGATGCAATGCTTCGTGCCGCCCACTGGAATTTCGCGCGCAAGCAGATCCCACTTACGCTGTTGCAGGCTACATTCCTTGGTGGAACGGTCCCCACGCCGTGGACGCATGAGTACGCATACCCGAGCGACTGTGTCCTGCTGCGTCAGCTCGTGCCGCTAATCCAGCCGACCGACGGCGCAACCGCGACTGCGGATTTTGCGGCCACCAGTGGATCTCCTCTGTCACAAGCCGCCTTTATGGGGCCGCCGGTGCGATTCATCCTTGCGACCGATCTCGACATCAACGGCAACCCGATCGAGGTGCTGCTGACCAATCAGCCGCAGGCGATCGGCATCTACACCTTCCGCAACACGAACACGTCGATGTGGGACGCGCTCTTCGTGCAAGGCTTCGCCGCTTACCTTGGCGCGCGTATCTGCATGGCCTTGACGGGTGACAAGAACACGCAGCGCATGGCGCTGTCCGAAGCGCAGCAGTACGCCAATGATGCGCAACGCATGAACGGCAACGAGGGTCTGACGGTCATCAATCAGACACCGGACTGGATGCGCGTGCGTGGGTATGAGATGGACTGGGCGTGGCCAGATGGCGGCATGTTCGGGTTTGGTCCTCAAGCTCTATCGTTGATCGGCTGATGGGCAACCCGATCATACTTCCGAGTTTCGCCGCCGGCGAGCTGGCGCCGTCGATGTACGGCCGCGTCGATCTGGCCAAGTATCACGTCGGCGCGGCGTTGCTGCGCAACTACTTCGTGGACTACCGCGGCGGCGCGTCCTCGCGCACCGGAACGTCGTTCGTCGGCCAGTGCAAGGACAGCACGCAACCCAACCGTCTCATTCCATTCCAGTTCAACACGCAGCAGACCTATGCGCTAGTTTTCGGCGCTGGCTCGCAGTACTACTCCGCAACCGTCACCGGAAATTCTTACGACTCTCCGAGTGGACAGATTATCGTCGAGGTGACCTCGACCTCTGGCCTGACCAGTGGCGAGCGGGTTGTGATCGCCGGTACGCTCACGGCCGGCACTGGCGGTGGCGCGCGTCCCACGTTCGACGGTACTTACAGCGTCACTGTGATAGACAGCACGCACCTTTTGCTGCAGGGGAGCACTTATGTAAAGCCGTGGGTTTCCGGCGGTACCGCGACCGCGTCCGGGGGAAGCCTTCGCTTTGTCACAAACGGTGGCTATGTACTGGAGATAGGTACGGCGATAACGGGTATATCCCAGGCTAATCCGGGCGTTGTGTCCGATCCGGGCCATGGATACAGCAATGGCGACCTGGTGCTTCTTCAAGGTATCGTCGGCATGACGCAAATGAATCAGCGGTTCGGCGTCGTGGCGAATGTGACGACGAACACGTATACGCTAACGGACATGTATGGCAACCCAATAAACACGGTTGCTTACAGTGCGTATGTGTCCGGTGGCACAGCCGCGCGAGTCTACACGCTCACGACGCCGTACGACGCATCCGACCTGGCGCTGCTGAAATACACGCAGTCGGCTGACGTCATGACGCTGGTGCACCCCAGCTATACACCGCAGACGCTGACGCGATCGGGAAACGCCGACTGGGCGCTGGCTGCAATAACTTTCCAGCCGGCCAGCGCTCCTCCGGCCAGTTCGACCGTGAACGAAACGGAGACCGGGACGCAATACCCGAACACCGTCTACAGCTACCAGGTTACCGCAGTGGTGAACGGTGTGGAGAGTCTCCCGACGCCGCCGTGCACGACGGCCGGCATTCCTGCCCTGAGCCAGAACGTGGGCGCATTCAATGTCGTTTCATGGTCGTCTGTCACGGACGCGACTGTGTACAACATTTACCGGACGCAGGAAAACTTGGGCACGAATCCGCCGGCGGGCGCCCTTTTCGGTTATATCGGCTCCGCCAATCCGGCGACCACAAATACGTTCAACGACGACAATATCCTGCCGGATTTTACAAATTGCCCACCGCAGGCATATGACCCATTCACCGTTGCCGGGAACCCGGGCTGTGTGTGCTATTACCAGCAACGTCAGGTTTTCGCTGGCATGTCGAACGCTCCGGAGCAGATGGACTTTTCGAAGTCGGGCGACTTCTTCAACATGGACTTCTCGATTCCGTCGAAGGATGACGACAACATTGAGATCACGATCGCGAGCCAGCAGGTCAATGCGATCGAATTCATGATCCCGATGCAGAGCCTGCTGGTGCTGACGTCGAGCGGCGCATGGGCTGTCAGCGGCGGAACATCTGGCGCGGCCCTGACGCCATCCCAGGTTCAGGCGTTGCCACAAGCCTATAACGGCTGCAGCAGCTACTGTCCCCCGATCGCAATCAACTACGACATCCTGTATGTGCAGGCCCGCGGGTCGATCGTTCGTGACCTCGCGTACAACTTCTATGTGAACCTGTACACCGGCACCGACATCACCATGATGTCGAATCACCTGTTCTTCGGGCACCAGATACTGGAGTGGGCTTACGCCGAGGAGCCATTCAAGCTGATCTGGTGTGTGAGAGAGGATGGCATCCTGCTTTCCCTCACCTATCTGAAAGAACAGGACGTCATGGCATGGGCACACCATGACACGGAGGGGCTGTTCAAGAGCGTCTGTTCGGTGATCGAGGGCGAGGAGAACGTCGTTTATGTGATTGTGGAGCGCTTCATTCAGGGGCAGTACCTTCAATATATCGAGCGCTTTGCGAGCCGTCAGCTTGGCGGGGATCCGACGATTGGTCTGGCGGCGAATCCATCTCTGGCGTGGTGCGTAGACGCCGGGCTTCAGTATCCACTGAACGCGCCCGCCGCGACTCTAACGCCCGTAGAAACGGATGCTATCCCCATTATCAGTGCCGTTAATCTTATTGCCGGCGGCCAGAACTACAGCACGCAGACGGTGATCAACATCACGGATAGCACGGGGACTGGTGGCATCATTTCGCCGGTCATCGTGGGCGGCGTCATCACGGGCGCCGATATCCTTGAGGAAGGCATTGGTTGGACTAACCCGACATTGACGGTTTTCGATCCCACGGGGGCTGGATCGGGCGCTGCACTGCAAACCATCCTGGCTAGTCCGGTAACGATGAATGCCAGCGCTGCAGTATTCGGCTCGACGCAGGTGGGTGATGTGGTTCGCATCAACAACGGAATGGGCTATGTAATGTCTATTCCGAACCCCAGCCAGATCGTCGTTAATGTCGTCAATGCGCTGACCGGAACATGGCCGGCCAGCGCAGGAACGTGGTCGGTAACGACCCCGGCGCAGACGATTAGCGGACTAGACCATCTCGACGGGCAAACCGTGTCGGTACTCGCCGATGGAAGCGTCGCACCGGCTCAGGTAGTGGTCAATGGTGCCATCACGCTGGACCGCGCCTACAGCTCGATTACGGTGGGCCTGCCGTTCACTTGCCAGTTGCAAAGCCTGTACATCGACGTACAGGAACAGGGCGGCACGATCCAGAGCAAGCGAAAGACCATCCCGGCCGTCACCGTTCGGGTGCAGGACTCGCGCGGCGTCTTCGCTGGACCCACTTTCAACACCCTGATCCCGATCAAGGAGCGGACGACCGAAGCCATGGGGCAGCCGATCCAACTCTTCACGGGGGACCAGCGCGTCGTACTACCGGCGAATTACAACGTGCCAGGCCAGATTTGCGTGCAGGTCACGGACCCCTTGCCGTCGACGATTCTGGCGCTCATTCCCGAAATCGTGGTGGGCGACAACTGATGCTCGGCGAACTTGTCACCGCAACGCGAACGCACGCACTCATGATGGCGCCGCATATGCGCGCCGCCGAGGTGCGCGAGATCATGGCGTCTGACGGGCTGACCCCGATCAGGGGCCTGCTGCGCGAACTCGATCGATCGTCGTCCGCGTGGTCGTGGATCATCGACGGCGAGGTGGCGTGCATGTTCGGCATCATCACGCCGTACCTGCTCGATCAGGAAAGTTACCCGTGGATGCTCACCACTCCTCTTGTGGAGAGTAACTCGAGGCAGTTCGCGCGTGCATGCCGGGCGCTTTTGCCTGAATTGCTGGCAGTCCACCCGAAACTTTCCGGTATGGTCGACGCAAGATATGAGTTGTCGGTGCGCTGGTTGGGCTGGCTTGGCGCTAAAATTAGTAGTCCTGAGCCATGGGGCGCCGAGGGTGTCCCGTTCTGCAGATTCGAAATAGGAGCCTGATATGGGATTGGCCGTTCTTCCCGCCGTAGCGTTGGCGGCGACCGCAGTGGGCGCCGGAGTGAGTGCGTACGGCGCGATCGAGAATGGCGAAGCGCAAAAGTCGGCAGCGAACTACCAGGCTCAGGTCGCGAGCAATAACGCGCAGATCGCAAACCTGAACGCGAATGCCGCAATCCAGACCGGAAACACGCAACTGCAAGCGGCGCAGGAGCAGGCATCACAGCATCAGGGCATGATCCGGGCGGTGATGGGTGCTGGCGGAATCGATCTGAATTCCGGGAGCGCGCTGCGCAATCAGGAAGGTGAAGCCGAAGTTGATCAGCTCAACGAGGCGACGATCACGAGCAATGCCGCCAGATCGGCGTGGAACTATCGCAACGAAGGCGCAGACTATACCGCTCAGTCGGGTCTGGAGACGATGCAGGGAGAGCAGGCCCAGTCTGCCGGGTTCATGAGCGGCTTCTCGTCGATGCTGTCTGGAGCGGGGCAATTTGCCAATACGTGGAACAAGTTCTACCCGTCGCCCACTTCGTAAGGTAAGCCATGCCAGTTCTGCCAACCCTTGAATCCTCGCAGAGCGTTTTTAATAACGTCGCCCTTCGGCCGCAAGAAATCCAGTCGAGCCCGGCTGATTTCGGCGCGCTGGCGGGTGAGGCTGCGAAGGGCATCGGTCAGGCTGCTGAAGGCGCGGGCGCACAGGTTGCCGACGCCGGGCTGCGACAGCTTGACCTGCAGAGGGAGGCGAACGCGAATCAGTCATATACTGGATTCGCAAGTGACTCGCGCGCCCTGACGGACAAACTCTTCGCCTTGCAGGGCCAGGATGCGATCACTCAGGCTCCCCAGATCTCCGGGCAGTTGAATACCCTTCGTGAGCAGTATCGCGATCAGCTGAACGATCCTGTTGCGCAGCAGATGTTCGATCAGGTATCGATGCGTCACACAGAAATGACGCTCGACGAGGTTTCACGCTTTGCCGACGTGCAGACCAAGACCTATCAGCATCAGGTCTCGGATGGCATGGTGAACACCTTCCAGCAGAGCGCAGCGCGGCACTGGAATGACCCGAACGCGTTTAACGGTGACCTGGCCAATATAGTTTCGGAGCGTACCGCGCAGGGGCAGTCGGAAGGTCAACCGGTTGAATACACTAACGCGCTGATTCAGCGCGATACCAGTTCCACATGGATCGATCGCCTTAAGGGAATGGCAGCGGCCGGCACCGCTCAGACCGCTCTTACGCTTTTGAATAACGGCGAGGACTGGACAGACTCGACTGGGCGCACTCGACATACGGACATCCGCTCGCAGATCCTGCCTCAGGACCTACCTGCTATCCAGTCTGAGCTTTCCTCGCACGCCGCCGACCAGATTGGCGTGAGCTACGGCAACACCGCGACGGCCCCGGCGGCGGCATCCGGCGCGATTCCCGGTATCCGGAACAACAACCCGGGCAATCTGAAAGACCCGGCGACGGGCCAATTCCAGACCTTTGCCAGCCAGCAGCAAGGCATCCAGGCGGCAGACGCCAATCTGCTGGCCTACCAGACGAAGCACGGCATCAATACGATCGACGGCATTGTGAACCGGTGGGCGCCTCAGGGCGACGGCAACAACAATCCGGCGGCGTATGGTGCAGCGGTGGCGAAAGCCACCGGCATAGGTGCCGACCAGAAAATCGACCTGACCGACCCGGCGGTTCGCACGAAGGTGCTGAACGCGATGCTCGACGTCGAGACGCCGGGATGGCGCAGTGCGGCTAACCAAACCCCTGCTGGCGCAGCGCCAGGTGCAGTAAGTGGAACACTTCCTGTAGGCAATGCCGCGGGCGTGCCGAATGCCGCGCAGATCGCGCCGCCTCCTGTCGGGCTGGCGCAGGACCCGGCGCAGATGAGGGAAAATCAGGATGCCGCTGCCGAACAGGCGAGGCAGGCCGCGCAAGCGCACGTGCTCCAGTTGACCGGCGATCCCATCGCGGCGAAGCGCGCGGGCGACGTAGCCGCCTCGACGGTGGTGGGCAATACGAATGCTGCGATCGCCGCCCAACAGTCCCGTCAGCAGGTTGCGTCTGGCACGCTGGCCAAGATGATCGCGGGCGATCCTACGAACGGCACTCAGCCCATCACGTCGATGGCGCAGCTCGTAGCTGACCCGGTCGCCTACGCGAATTTTCGGCAGCTCTCGCAGGAGGGTCAGGCGGCCGTGACAGAGCGGCTGTCGAACCCGGCCAAGGTGCAGATGACGCCTCAAGGGTTCAACACCTACTACCAGCTCCGCGGACAGGCCATCAACGACCCCGGCAGTTTTTCGAAGCAGGACCTGTCGAAACTGTACGGCACTCTTCCGGAGGCGCAACTCGGCGAGCTCGTCAATCTGCAGATGACCATTGGCAAGGGTGATGCTGCGCAAGCGCAGAAGTCACTCGATTGGTCGCGTACGAAGGGCGATGTCGACGACATGCTCAAGCCGCTCGGGCTGGGCGCTACCGCAAAGTCGGGGAGCGACGAGGCAAAGACCACCGAGCAGTTCTACGGGAAGCTGCAGGCGTCGCTCGAGCAGTATCACGACCAGAACCAGAAATACCCTGACACGGCCACTACCCGCAAGCTCGCTGGCGCTTTGCTGGTGCAGGGCACGCAGGGAGACTCAAGCATCCTGCCTTCATGGCTCGGCGGCGCGCAGACCATGCCCGCGTTCCAGTCACCCGACATGTCGAAGTTCCACGCTCCGCAGAACGACAAAGGCTGGTCGCTCCACATCGACAAGAACGGCAATCAGGCCTACGTGAGCCCTGACGGCAAACAATTCCAGGCGGTCCAGTAATGGCTGGCTTCGATCTCGATTCCGCGCAACCGATCGGCGGCGCGCCGACGGCCGCACCGGCGCCTTCGGATAACGTGTTCGATCTGGCCACGGCCAAGCCGATCGGTCAGGCTCAAACGCTGCAAGCCGCGCAGGGCGTCGCGGTGGCAAACAGCGAACAGAGCGCGGATGCTGCCGGCCGTGCGGCAGGTATCGCGAAACAGATTGGCGCGCCGCAGGCTGCTGTCGAGACAGACCTCCCGCGCTACGAAGCTCAGGCCAAGGCGCAGAACAACGCACAGATCCTGTCGCAAAGCCCGAGGCTGGCGGACTGGGTGGCGAACAATCCGGACAGCGCGCGCGTCGCACAGGATGACTTCGACGGCATGTCCCAACTCGAGGGGTTGACGTCGGCGCAATCTGCGCAGGCGCTGACCGCGACCAAGGACATGCTGACGGGCTTGGCGAAAGGCGTCGGCTCGTCGTTCACAAGCTCAGCGCTAGCGCTTAACCGGGCCGTCGGCGGTGGCTTGAGTCTCCTTGACAAGGCCACCGGCACGGACGCTGGCGACTGGTGGTATCAGCGCATGATTGAGCCGGCGCTTGCGAACCGCCAGGCTCTCGCCGAACCCGCGACTGCGCCGTTTGGCGTGAAGGCCGCGGACACCGTCGGCAATATGCTAGGCCTGCTGGCGCAGGTTGCGTTGACAGGCCCTGCTGGCGCCGAGGCCCAGACCGCAGAAGCAGCTCCCGGCGTTGCGCAAGCCGTTGGGCAGACAGTGGCGCACGGCGCGCGCGCAATGGCGTTCCCTGCACTGACGTCGGCGGTCAACACCGGAAAGGATGTTTATGATCAGACGGGTGACATGGCGCAGGCCATCAAGGCCGCGCAGATGTCGTACGCCACAACGACACTCGGCGGTATCGTACCGCTCGGCGCGGAGGGGTCGCTTGCTTACCGTCTTGCGACGGGAGCGGCATCGGGAGTCGCAACGGGCGAAGTAAGCCGGCAAGCGATGAATCTCGTCATGCCGCAACAGGAAGGATTCGACCCAGAGCAAACCATCCTGTCGGGTCTGTCAGGCGCGATGCTTTCCGGCGTGATGGGCCGCAGTCCTCTGCACGACGCTGTGCAGCAGGCTTATCAGGTCGGGCTCGATGCCGAGACGGCCGAGCGCGGCGGCGCGACCGTGCAGCAGATCAGCCAGATTGCCCAGGCGTCGAAGCTTCGAACGCATGATCCTGAAGCCTTCCGCAACTATGTCCAGCAGGTCAGCGAAGACGGCCCAGTGTCGAACGTGTATGTGGACGGCAAGATGCTGGCGGATGCGCTGCATCAGTCTGCTGTCGACCCGAGCCAGATTCCCGGCTTGCCCGATCGACTCAACGAGGCCGTGGCCACCGGCGGTGACGTCCAGATCCCGATCGCGGACTATGCAACGCACATCGCTGGCACGGACCTCGACAAGGTCATCCTGCCTGAGCTGAAAACGGAAGAGGGCGGTATGACCTATTCCGAGGGACAGGCGTTTTACCAGAATGCCCGCGACGAGATGCAGGAGCGTGCCAACGGCGTAGTCGATGAGACGACGAACGCCGGCACGACCCAGAAGGAATTGGGCGATATCAGCGACAGCCTGACGAGTCAGATCGCAGCGACGGGCCGCTATCCGGCCAATGTCGGCCGCGCGAGCATTGAGCCTGCAGTTCAGTTCTACCGGACAATGTCCGAACGCATGGGAATCTCGCCGGCCGAGTTATTCGACCGCTACCCGCTGCGCATTGTTGGCGAGGATATGGGGGTCGGCCTGCAGCAGTCGGAGCGCGGTGCGTTCAATCCCGACACCAATACTATAGCGCTGCTGAAGGATGCCGATTTGTCGACCGCGCTGCACGAGTCGGGGCATTTCTTCCTGTCGACGTTGGGCGATCTGGCTGGTCGCGAAGATGCGCCGCAGCAGATCAAGGACGACATGCAGTCGTTCCTGACGTGGGCCGGTGGCAAGGATCTGGCCGACTGGCAGGGGCGCACACTCGAGCAGCAGCGCACCATGCACGAGAAGTTCGCCCGCGGCTTCGAGTCGTATCTGATGGAAGGGAAGGCGCCGACGATCGAGATGCAGTCGCTGTTCTCGCGCTTCCGTTCATGGTTGATGAACGTGTATCGCAACATGACGGCGTTCCATGGCGCCGAGCCAAACGACGAAATGCGGGGCGTTTTCGACCGCATGCTGGCGAGTGATGAGGCTATCCAGCGCGCCGAGCAGGTACGCGGGTATCTGCCGCTCGACGTGAAAGCCGCTGGCGCCTCGGATGCGCAGCAGGCAGCTTACGCGCGTCAGGGTGAGCAGGCCACCCAGGACGCAATCCGGGACATGCAGGCGAAGTCGATCAAGGACATGCAGTGGATGTCGAAAGCGCGCGGCAAGATCATCCGCGAGATGCAGCGACAACACGATGTGCTGCGCGACGAGGTCCGCGAGAAGGTTGCACTCGAGGTGATGGACCAACCCGTCAACCTTGCCCGCACATTCCTCGAAACCGGCGAAAGCACGGACCCGCGCACGGGCGACCGCGTCAGCGCAGAAGAGGGCTACAAGCTTAACAGCGATGCGCTCAAGCGCATGTACGCCGAAGACACCTACCCGCCAGACCTCACGAAGCTGCGCGGCCTGACGGCGAAGGGCGGCATGCATCCGGATGACGTCGCCGACCTGTTCGGCTATCGCAGCGGCGACGACCTGGTGCGCGATCTGATCAATGCCGAGAAGCCGAAGGCGGCTACCGAGCGCCTGACCGATGAGCGCATGCTGCAGGAGCACGGCGAGTTGACCGACCCGCAGGCGATCGAAGACGCGGCCAATCTTGCAGTTGCGAACCATGCTCGCGCACGCTTCATGGCCACCGGCCTGAAGATCCTGAGCAATTCCGATATCCCGGCCACCGAACTGGCTAAGGCCGCACAGGCGACTGCCGAGCGGATGATCGCCGGCAAACGCGTGCTCGAGCTCAACCCGCGACAGTACGAGGTCGCAGAGGCCAAGGCGAACCGCGAAGCGATCACAAAGGCGCCGAAAGACCCGAAGGGCGCCGTCGAATCCCAGCGACAGGCGTTGCTCAGTAACCGGCTGGCCCGCGCCGCTCGCGAGGCGCAGGCCGAGGTCGACAAGATCGTTGCGGAGCAGAAGCAGTACGACAAAGCGAGCATCCGCAAAAAAATGGATCTGGACGTGCTCGAGCAGATCGATGCGCTGCGCGAGCGCTTCGACTTCCGCCGCAACCCGCCTGACGAAAACCAGAAGACCGCCGGCCAGAAGAGCCTGAGCATGTGGATTCGCTCGCAGCAGGACCTCGGTTATTCGCCACTCGTCAACCCGGACATGACGAACCCCGCCGTGCGTATGCCGTATCGTGAAATGACGGTCGAGCAGATCCGCGGCTTCCGCGACACGATCCACTCACTGGAGACGATTGCCCGCGCGCGCAAGAGCGTCACGGTGGAGGGCCAGCAGCGCGACCTGGCGTCGGTAGTCGATGAGCTGGTGGCGAAGATGAAGGAAAAGCCGGACCAGTTCCAGATCGAGGATCTGGTCGAGAAGCCGCGCTCCGGCGTCGACAATCCGATGAAGGTCGCGCTCGACCGCGTATCCAGCTTCCTGCGCGCGACGGCGGCCGAGCTCAAACCGCAGCAGTTCAAGGCGAACCAGTTCGACGCGCAGGAAATCCTCGGCCCCTTTACGCGTACGATGTTCGACCGGGTATTCAGCGCGAACTATCAGAAGGTGGACATGCTCAAGAGCCTGTCCGATTACTTCGGCAATGCCGTCAAGGAAAAGCTCGGCCAGGAGTGGCAGGATCGGCTCACCGAAGAGGTGCCGAATAACCGCCTGCTCGACGCTGATTTGAGCAAAGAATTCGGCCCGAAGGTCTACCGGCGCCTGACGCGAGGCGACATGTTGGGCATCGCGCGCAACGTCGGCAACGAGTCAAACTTCGAAAAGCTGACGAAGGGTATGGACTGGGATCCTCGCGACGTCTGGCTGTTCCTGCATGACAACATGACCGAAAAGGACTGGCAGGCCACCCAGATCACGTGGGACGCCTTCGAGCAGCACTGGCCGGAAATGGTCGAGATGAACAAGCGCCTCGGCAACACGTCGCCAGACCGCGTCGAGCCCCGGCCGTTCCAGACCAAGTTTGGCGAGATGAAGGGCGGCTACGCGCCGATCGATTACGATCCGATCCGCTCACGCCTCGGCGCGCGCAAGCAGGACTCGGCTGCGATCGACCCGAGCGAGGGCCTGTTCGGCAAGGGCTACTATCGCGCCGACACCACGACGAACGGCTCGCTGAACGGCCGGATTGAAGGCTACTTCGACCGCGTCAACCTCGATTACCACTCCCTCGAAAAGCGCCTGCACGACACCGTGCACGACCTGGCGTACCGCGAAGCGCTGATTGACGTCCACAAGATCCTGATGAACCGGGACTTCGCGAAGCAGTTCAAGCTGTCGAATGGCCCGGAGCAGTACAAGTCCATGCAGCGGTGGCTGGGCAATCTGGCGAACTCCCAGAACATGGAGGACAAGAGCAGCCGGCTCGTGGCCATCATGTCGTCTGCTCGACGGGCGATCGTCGCGAACGGCATCGCGCTACGCATCTCTACGGTGCTCAAGCACGGCGGCAGCGCGGCGCTCAAGTCCACCGGCTATTTCAGTGGCGGCGGCCAGAAGTACTTCGCCGCGCGCATGGCGGCGATCGGGTTAAACCACAGCGCAGAGGTCGAGGGAGCGATCGAGAAATTTCCAGAGATCCGCGCACGGCTGATGCAGCAGGACCGCGACTACCGACAGACGTCGGCCAGCCTGTTCCAGCCAGAAAGCCTGCATGCCAAGGCAGAGCGCTTTGGCCACTCGATGGTGGCGTGGTCGGACATGATGACGGCCGTGCCGACCGCTTGGGCTGCGTACGACCGCGCGATCACGGAAGGTATCCCGAAGAACCGCGGCGGCACTGGCCAGCCCATGAGTGAAGCCGATGCCATCTCCTACGCAAACCAGATCGTGCGGGAGGCGCACGGCAGCAATATTGAGGCCAGCCGCTCGATGATTCTCGCCGAACGCAACGAAGCGATCAAGATGTTCACGACGCTCTACGGCTTCATGAACAACACACTCGGCCAGAACATGGACATAGTCGACAAGCTGCGCACGAATGGCTTCAGCAAGCCGGAGGTCCTGTCGCGCTATCTGATGGCGATGATCGTGCCGGCGCTGTGGGCGGGCGTGCTGGCGAAACCCGACAAGAAGGAAGGCGTTGCGAAATGGGCTATGGGGGCAATCGGCGGCGAATACGCTTCCATGGTGCCCATGATGCGAGACGCGTGGTCAGCGATCCAGGGCTACAGCTCGGCCGGCATGCCGGCGTACATGTCGGCGCTCGGCGCGATTGCCAAACCGGTCGAGGACATCGTTAAGAGCGTCGAAGGTAAACCCGTCAAGGCGCCGATCAAGGATTTTGGCAATGCGATCGGCCTCGCTATACCAGGTGCCGGACAGGTCGGGACTACTATACAATATGCGGCAGACGTGAAAAGCGGTAAGCAACAGCCTAAAAACGTTGTCGATGTCGCGCGCGGACTCGCGCTTGGGCAAGGCAATCAGTAAGTAATGCTAATGTAATTCTTGCGCTAGCCGGACACACATACCCACGCTGTCAGCCGCGCAACCGCAAGGCAACCCTTCCAGGTGCTGCCTTGACGATCTCGACCACGTCGAACACGACGGTTGCCCAAGGCAACGGCCTGACGACGAGCTTCAATTATTCGTTTCCCGTACCGGCGGCGTCTGAGTTGAACGTCTCCTACACGGACATCAACGGAAACGTCACCGAGCTTTCCCCATCGACCTATTCGGTTACCGGCATTGGCACGTCGAATGGGGGCGCCGTTACATATCCCCTCACGGGTAGTCCGATCGCATCCGGCACAAGCCTGACAATCCAGCGCGAGGTGCCTTACGTGCAGTTGACCGATCTCGTCAATCAGAGCGGCTATTATCCGAGCGTTGTGGAAGCCGCGCTTGACTATCTGACGATGCAAACGCAGCAACTGGCCGAGCAGACCCAGTTGTCGCTTCAGGTCCCTCTGGCATCCACGCCAGCGAACCTGGTGTACCCGCCCGCTGCCGCTCGTGCGAATATGCTGGCCGGTTTCGATTCCAACGGCAACGCCGCGGCCTATCCGGTTACTGCGTCCGTTGGCGCGGGAAATCTGACGATCGAAGGACCGTTCATCGCTGGCGTGAATTTCACCGCCGGCGTATCGAACAGCGTCACGCTGAGCCAGTCGTACGGCAGCAAGGCAAATCTCGGCACCGTGGTCATGGCTGGCATCGCGCAGTCGCCCGACACGTACAGCCTCGCTGGTAATGTCTTGGCGTTCAACGCGGTCATTCCGGTGGGCGTCGACAAGATCTGGTGCATTGGCGGAACGACTCTTTCGCTGGATGTGCCGCCCAATGGCACTGTTGGCGATGCCCAACTGGCCTGGGGCAATATCCTCGCCCGGGTTTGCGATTCGGTGTCGGCATTGGCTGCGCTCAATCCGACCACCTACACCCGCGCTTTCGCGACCGGTTACTATGCGGCCGGCGACGGTGGTGGTGGCCCGTACTACTACAGTTCAACGACATCTCAGGCACTGGCGAACGGCGGCACGATCATTGCGTCTGGCGTCGGCAGTGGCTGCTGGTTGATGGAGGTTGGTGCTGGCGGCGTGAGCGTTCGACAGTTTGGTGCGAAAGGTGATGGCGCAACCGATGACACGGCTGCAATCCAGGCCGCCGAGAACTCTGGAATTAGTCCCCTCCATTTTGACTTTGGGACATTCATCGTCAACACCACGGGCGTCACGAAGAAATCCAATGTTGATTGGATCGGCTCACAAAATGGTCTGTCGAGCATAAAGGCGATTTCCGGCGCATTCGGAAGTTCGAGTGGCATTGTCAACGGGACGTCGATTTCAGGTTTCAAGATATCTAACATTACATTCGATTTTACGGCCGCCACCGGAAACCTCGGACTGCTTAATTTCAGCCTGGTGAACAACTATGCGGTGGAGGGTTGCGTATTCCTTGGGAACTTCAAATTCGCCATCTCGCACAACGGCGGCAACCGCTTCACCTTCCGAACTAACCAGTTCCTGCGCACCACGGCGTCAAGTAGCCAGAACCAGGGCCTGTTGGTTTCCACGTCAGCCGGCCCTTGCCTTAATGGCTTGATCGAGGCGAATTATCACAACAACACGGGCATGGACATTAGCGCCCAGTACACGACGATCGCTTATAACCAAACTTACAACTGGCAGTTTGGTGCGGGTATCACGATCGAGCAGAACAACAACTGTTCTGATCTTAAGATCATCGGGAATATATCTTCCGGAGGATCCGGGACCGACGTCAACAACACTGTGTGCCTTGGCATCGAAAACTGGGCTCCACGTACTGCGATCGCATTTAACACATGCGCTGGCAATGCTGGCGACGGCATCGCGAATGGTGGTCAGAATTGCGTGATCTCGGCCAACACTTGCCTGAACAACGGCCAGGTGTCTGGCAATGGCATCACGACTCGATACACGAGTTCGTCAATTAACGGAAATTACAGCACGGTATTCGGCAACAACTGCATCGACACGCAAGGTACGCCGACGCAGAACTATGGCTATGCCGATTACAACTCCAGCGTGTACGGAGTGAACGTAGGTATCAACACGTTCTCAGGGAACAAGATTGGTCCGCAGAACATCCTTGGAACGACTGCGGTGCTCACGCCATCGTTCCAGGCTTACACGACGTTCAACCCCAGTTCTATCTCAAACGGAGCATCAGCCGGCGGCACCCTCACATGCAATGGTGCAGAGCCGAACGATTTTGCGCAGGCCAGTTTTCAGCAAAGCTTGCAGGGCGTGAAATTGTTTGCATGGGTATCCGCTGCGAACTCAGTGTCATTCCGGTTCGAAAATAATACCGGCGGAACTGTCATCTTCAGCACCGCGCAAATCAGCGTATCTGTCACGAAAGCAATAAATTACCCAAATTACTGATTGAGGCGACCGATGAAAAGGATTCTCTCCGCGCTTCTCCTGCTGTTTGCTTCGACTACGTTCGGCGCGTCGCTGTATCCGGTTCAGTTGCTAAATCCGGCTGGATCGACAGCCGGCCAGGTGGTGCTATCGGCTGGCGCGTCGAGCGCGCCCGGATGGGGAAGCGTGTCAGCTTCCGCGCTCGCGGCTCAGGCCGCAAATACGGTGCTGGCGAATGTCACAGGCGCGGCGGCGAGCCCAACGGCTTTTGTCATGCCGACCTGCAGCACGTCCAGTAGCGCGCTTCAGTGGACATCAGGAACCGGCTTCACGTGCTATGCGAGCTCGGCGACGACGGCGGGCACGCTAGCGCAGTTCGCTGCGACCACATCGGCGCAACTGGCGACGGTCCTGTCGGATGAAACGGGCACCGGCTTTGTGGTGTACAACACCAGCCCGGCGATCAGTTCACCAACGATTACGGGAGGCACAGTCAATAACGCTTCGGTCGGCGCGACGACTGCATCGACGGGTGCCTTTACGACGCTGTCTGCGAGCAGCACCATTAGTGGCTCGGGATTCTCAAGCTACCTCGCGGCGCCTCCGGCGATCGGCGGGACAACGCCGGCGCCTGGGTCGTTCACGACTATTGCTGCTTCTGGCGCTATTACTCCTTCGCAGACGGCCGGCATTGTCGGGACGACTACTAACAACGCGCCGAACGCGGGGAGCGTTGGCGAGATACTATCAAGTAGCGCCCTGACCACATCGGCCACCAACGGGACGCCGCTGAATGGCGCAAGTGTCAGCCTCACCGCCGGCCAGTGGGATGTTGCTGGCTTGTGCCAGGCCAACCCGGCGAGCGGTACTACTGTCAGCTATGTTATTGCGGGTATAAGCAGCGCATCGGCGACTTACCAGACGGTCGTTACCGGAATCACCAATGCAGCGCAGACGGTCGGTCTGTCAAGCACGGGAACTTCGAATCAGATAATTGCGGCACCAATTACGCCCGTAAGAATAGCGTCGACCACCACGATATATCTCGTGTGCCAGGCGGGCTTTACCAGCAGCACCTTGACATTTAGCGGCTTTATAAGCGCGGAAAGGCGACGGTAGGTCAACTATTCGGGGGGGTAAGATGTCGATAGACAGACTAATCAGTTGTCCTTATTGTGGACACGTCCACGGCGACCTTTGCCCACAGGTGAAGTCGTACACCTATGGCGAGGACGGCCGGATCATCAAGGTCGAGTTTTTCTCGCCAGTCGACCGCGTGCACCCGGAGTTGCTTGAGGCAGCTCGTCGCATTGTGGAGAACCAGAAATGACGCTCGACGGCGGCTGGGGGTTGATCATCGCAGGGATGCTGGTCCTGATCGTCGGCGCCGTGGGCACGCTGATCTGGCGACACGTCGACAACGCCCAGAAGTCGGCGAGCGAAGCGCACGAAGCGCTCGCCAGACTCGCCGAGAAGGTCCATGCGCAAAAGGAGGATTCCCTGCGATTCGAAACCCACGTGGCCAACACATACGCGCGCTTGCTGGGCGTCGAGCGCATGGAGACGAACATCTTCGCTGTGATGGCGCGGTTTGAAACCAAGCTGGACACGCTTCTTGAATACAGGAGCAACAACCATGGATAGCTACCCCGACGCTTTTGCCGTGCTCATGAACGTCGAGCGCGGTTTCCAGAACAACCCTCTCGATCCGGGCAACTGGACAGGCGGCCGGGTTGGTGTGGGCTCATGCCGTGGCACGAAGTACGGCATCAGCGCGGCCAGCTACCCCGACCTCGATATCGCGAAGCTGACGCTCGAGCAGGCTCAGTCGCTGGCGAAGGCGAAGTACTGGGACAAATATCACTGCGACGAGTACGACATCCGCGTGGCATTCCAGGTGTTCGACGCCGCGTACAACGGCGGCCATCCAGCTCAATGGCTGCAGCAGGCCGTCGGCGTGCGTCCGGATGGTGACATTGGGCCGGCCACGATCGCGGCGGTGAAGGCGGCGGATCCGCGGCGTGTCGTGCTGTTGTTCGACGCCGCCCGCCTCGACTATCTGGCTGACATCAATAACCCAACGTTTGCGGATGGCTGGATGCGCCGCATCGCGTCGAACCTTCGCGCGGGGGCGGCATGAACCAGACCTATCTCAAATACGCCGCTGCAGCGGCGCTGTTCGTCCTTTGGGCGCTCCTCGACTACCTGTTCAAGCAGGATCCAGCAGATCTGATTTCGTCGATCAAGTGGGCGCTTGGCGCGCTCGGCGCATATCACACGATTACGAATCTGCAGGGACCCCAGCAGCAGGTGCCCCTGGCCGTACTGATGCAGATGCTGCAGCAGTTTGCTCCACAGCAACCGGCCAAGCCTGGCCTCCCGACCGTTCCCTTGAAGGAAGCACCATGAAAACGCTCATCATGATTTCTGTCGCTGCTGCTGCACTTACCGCCTGCGGCGGTTTGACGCAACAGCAGCTTGATACCGATCTCGCCCAGACGGCGACGCTCATCAACGCCGGATGCGATGTCGTGCAGCCGACGCTTGGCGCTGCTGCCGTGGCCACAGCCAACCCCATCGCAGGCGTTGCAACCGGCGTGAATGGCGTATTCTGCGCCTCGCAGCCCGGCATCGCCGCGTCGGCATCTGCTGCCGCAGCCACCGCTGCATCATCGCCGACCGCTTCGAAATGAAGCCAATCCGCGTCGCGCTGTCTGGTTCCGGCTTCCTTCTGCCTGCGCATGTTGGTGCACTTCACGCTGTGGCTGATGCCGGGTATGAGCCGGTCGAGTACGCCGGTACGTCCGGCGGCTCAATCGTGGCGATTCTGGCCGCGACGCATATGCCGCTCGACGTCATGAAGAGCATCGCGCTGACGCTCGACTGGGCGCCGCTGATGTCGTTCTCGCTGCTCAACTTCGTGCGCGCCAAGTCGTTGTCGTCCGGCGCCGCGCTCCTGGATTTCCTCACCCAGAAGACGCACGGGATCGAGTTCAAGCAACTCGACGTGAGCCTGAAGGTGATGGCGTCTAACATCGGCACGAAAGAGCCGTTCATTTTCAGCAACTCGCTGACCCCGGATACCCCGATCGCGCTGGCGGCACGTGCGTCCGCATGCATCCCCGGCATCTACGATCCGGTGATATTCGACCAGGCGATTCTGTTCGACGGCGGCATGGTCAACAACATGCCGAGCGACATCCTGACGAACGGCGATGGCGTGCTGCGCATTGGCGTGGATCTGTCGTCGGACGAGTCGATTCTGCTGCCAGAGGATTACTCGCTGGTGAAAGCGTTGCCGCGGTTCATCGACATGTTGCTCTCCTCAAGCGAGGATGCGCACATCTCGGACGGCGAGGCGAGCGGGGTGAAAATCATCCGGGTAAACACTGGTACGGCGGAGAGCCTCGACAAGACGATGCCCTACGCCGAGAGGAAACAGCTATTTGACGTTGGGTACAGATCGACGGCCGCCGCTCTTGAGGCGCTCTGA